TATTTCTTTCTCAACTAAATAGGGATTATCCCCGTCTTCAAAGACAACTTTAGGCGGGTTGCTCAAGCGCCAAGGTGGGGCCTTGAAATTATGGTAATTACCATCTTCGTCAATAAAACTCCCCCTCGCTGAAGAGTTGGAGTAGGGAACGCCCCACGAAGTATAATTGCCCGCCGAAGACAACGCTCCACTTATGGGCGTCCCGCTTTCGAGCGGGTCGGGAGGAGGAGTGGCGGAGGTGGAAATTGATTCATAGTCGGGAATCTTTTCAAAGGCTTTTCTTACCTTGCCAAGAGATTTTTTTATTTCTTCAACGGAGGGAATTCTTATGCTAGAGGGAATAGTTATGCTAAATTTCATTTTTCACGTTTTTTAATTCTTTTCGTAGAAATTGAAGCTGGAGAGATGTTTCTCCGTTGGCTATTTTCATTCCTTGGTCTAAAAATTCTTCGGCGGACCTCCCTTCTCCCTTGGAATAAAGGGAGTCAGCAATTTTCAAGGCCTTTTTTACATGAGCCTCTATCTTTCTTTCAACTAAGGCTATGGCATTTCGGATATGCCCCGTTTCCATTTCGGAAATGAGCAATTCACGGCCATCTTTAGTTGTCCACACATTTTTTTTCATTTTCGGTAGAGGTATTTCAGCACATAGAATGTTGAAAGTCAAGCTGTTTTTGTGTAATATTAGATATGGCAAAAGGCGTCAGTAGGGAATTAATGAGGGGGCTTCTGGAATTGGAGCCTAGCTCTCTATTGGAATTTTTCATAATCTACTATAATTATGAAGAAAATCCTTCTGAATTTATTGCCATTCATGCTGGCTCCAACGGAATTGGAGTCCCCATTTATTGGCAGGGGGTGAAGTACATTCCTTTCAATATCGAGGGTTCCGCTTGGGAGAAATCAAACGACCAAAAATTGCCCCGACCAAAAATCAGGGTTTCCAATCAGGGTCTTGTTGTTTCTACTCTGCTGAGAAAATATAAAGACCTTAATGGCTCGAAGGTGGTAAGGAAAAGAACCCTCGCAAGATTTTTGGACAACCGGAATTTCCCCAATGGACAGAATCCCTATGGACAGGAAAATTTCAATGCGGGATTTGCGGATGAAAAATATTACATTTCGCACAAAATATCCGAAACAAAAGAAGAAGTTGAGTTTGAATTGGTTACTCCTTTGGAGTTGGAGAACCAAAAAATCCCAAATAGAAAAGTCCATAGCCTTCGTTGCGGTTTTGTCTATCGTGGATACGGATGCAGATATACTGGGCCCCCTGTCGCTGACATGGACGACAATCTTCTTGTTGAATCGTCCGTAAATGTATCAACCACTGCCGACCTAATCTTCAAGGCGGAAAATGACTTCATAGACGTATCGAAAAGCCAGTTGCACACGAAGGACTTTAGCGAAGAGTGTACCTTCGGCACTCCTGCATTTACTGGCGTGGGACTGTACAGTATCGGGGATGCGGGACATTATCCATCAACGGGGGCCGCGCAGGTTACTCCTTTTTCTGATTCATCGTTTTATTTCGATGGAAGCGGGGCAGTTTGTTTGTCCACGGGCTTTACGGGCGGAGAAATCCCTCAACTGACTCACGGCTCTGGGCTAAGCCAGATGGCAAGAACGGTAACCTTCTGGTGTTATCCTTATAGCGGAGTAGACCATAATCCAAGCGGAGACAGGGTTCTTGTTGATTTCGGTGACGTTTCTGGAGGATTTGGAGTGTTCATAGGGGGCTCTGGGGCAGATAACACAGGATATTTAGGAGTGATAAGAACTTCTGGCTCTGGAGCCTTTGATTCAAGGATTTGGATGATTCCATCTGGAGGAGACTCTACTGTATTTAACAAATGGACCCATGTTGCGTTTGCTTATACAATGGGCGAGGAAATTGACCAGAAAAATTGGGGGAAGCTATATTTAAACGGAGAGCTAAAAGCGTCTGGGAAACTTTGGACAAAAGATGAAACAGCAATAACCTTGGAGGCTAGACAGACCGCTATTTCTACTGGAGCTAACGGCCTTGGGGCAGCTCTGGATGTTTGGGCGAATGACACGGACGGAACAACCACGGGCATTAGGAACGGGTTCAATGGATACATGGAAGACTTTAGAATTTACAATGGGGAAATGCCCGCTGATTTTATAAACCAGATATATCAGTATCAAAACATTTCCACCTTAACGGAGGCAGACTTAAATGATAGAGGGGAATGGCAAGAGGGGGTTAGTTATGTTCGCGGGGACGTTGTTTATGTTGAGGGGAAAAGATACAAAATGTTTTCCAATAAAACAGATAGCGGATTCCAAGGCATCAAATTCAAGTTTATTTGCGTGTCCGACACTACCTCTGACCCCAAAACTGATTCCGTGAACTGGAAAAAAGATGCGTGTAGCAAAAGCCTGATGGGATGCTCCTTTAGGTACGGAGACTTCCTTCCTTTCGGAGGATACCCCGGCACACATCGTTACCCTTTCTCTGCAAGGCAAAATGGATATTAAAAACAAGCTTATTGAAATTGCTTCGCCGCATATCAACGACGAAATTTGTGGCTTCATCTGCGAAAAGGATGGAGATTTTTATTATGTGAACTCTAAAAACAGGTCGCCTTACCCTGACCAGTTTTTTTATATCTCAGCTATGGATTTCTTGCAGGTCCAAAGGGAGCACTCTCTTGTAGCCATCTTCCATAATCACTCACAGGAAGACGAGGGCCCAAGCCAGTTTGATAAAACCGTAGGGGAAAATGTGTGTCTTCCAATGGTTATCTATAGCAATTTGTCAAATAAATTTCATATTTTTGTTCCTGAAGAGCTGGATTGTGATGTAAAAGCTATAGAAGGTTTAAGGGAAAAGTTAAAATGACACAGATAGTTTTGCATGGAGCACTAGGAAAGGAGTTTGGCAAGTTTCACAATTTCAATATTGGGAGACCTATTGATGCTATTCGCGCTCTAATGGCAAACAAAAGGGGATTCAGGCACGCATTAAAGGCTTGGGGCAGAAAGGGGAGATTCTATGAGATAATTTGTGACGGCGAGGCAATCACGGAAGAAAATGAGCTTATCCATCGAAAAAAGATAAACAGAATAGATATTGTCCCAGCTATTTTAGGCACAAGTAAGGTAGTAAAAATTATAATTGGGGTTGTCTTAATTATTGTCGGCGTTATTTTTAAGCAACCATGGCTCATTAAGCTCGGCGCGGGACTGATTATCGGAGGAGTTATGGAGATGTTATTCCCACCTGAGATGCCCTCTTTCCACACGGAGGCTCAAGGACGGTCATTTATTTTTTCAACAACCACAAATTCTACCTCTAGAGGAACGCCTGTGCAAATAGGATATGGAAGGCTGAGGATTGGTAGTCAAGTAATCAGCACAACCCTAGAACCTGTAAGGCTTGGCGGGGGAAATTCTGCAGCCTATGATTTGCCGCAATTTACCAAGCTGGGAATCGGCGCTGGCATTGCAAACTATGTGCTAAAAACATACTATAAACCAGAATGACCAAAGTTATATTGCACGGAGCATTAGCGAAACGATTTGGCAAAGAACATAACTTCCTCGTAAGGAAGCCCGTTGATGCTATCCGCGCATTGGCTGCTAACAAAAGGGGATTCAAGAGGGCTCTTAAAACATGGGGAAGGCAAGGGAGACTCTATGAGATGATTTGCGATGGTCAGAAAGTATCCTCAGAGCAAGAGCTTGATTCTGCTGGGAATTATAAGGAGATTCATTTTTCTCCTACCATTATAGGAACAAGTAATGCGGCCAAAATTATTGTTGGGGCGCTTCTTATTGTTATCAGTATGATAAACCCTATTGCGGGAACAATGTTTGGAGAAATTCTTATGGGGGCGGGCATCAGCCTTGTGCTCGGAGGCATTATGGGGCTTCTTTTCCCTCCTCCTGTTCCGTCATTTGAAGCAGAGGCAACACAAAAATCCTTTTTATTCTCTAGTTTGGAAAATGCGGCAACACAGGGGGCCACCGTTCCTTTGGGTTATGGAAGGATGAGAATTGGTACAAAGGTTGTTTCAACCTCAATAGAACCCCAAAGATTGGGGAACGGAAATCGGGCAGATGGGAATATCTGGGCCTTTATGGGACCGGGAGAAATAGAGTTCTCAAGTTTAAACAATGGATACTGGGGAGGAACATGGAACCTTAATGTGTGGAGAATGGGATGGAACAACACTACTAATCGGGCGATAATGCCTGATGGCGACCGCTACACAATCGACTCAGTAATCATCCCAGATGACAGCAGGAGAGAATAATGAATATCAAAAAAACAACACAAAACTTTCTTAAGACTCGCATTGATGGCGCTGGCGGCGACGTGGTTTTAAAGCCGCCGACAAATACTTCACAGATGTTGATGTCCGTTGAGTCGTTTTCTGTGATAGACCTGCTGGCAGAGGGGCCTATTGGCGGGATTGTAGACCAAAACGGAGCCTATGCCAAAGGGGACAAACTTCTTTGTGGCGTTTATATTGACCAAGTTCCTGTTCGAGAAACAATTAGCCAGACCTCATATGTCAATCATACTTCCTTAACGTATGTAGACCCTACTCAACCTAACGCAACAGATTTAACGGGTGTCGCTGAGTTTTTAAATTCTTACGATGACGATTTTCAATCTATCTATAGAAGCTTTGATGCGGGAATTCCGGATATAGACAAGGTTATTGCCTCTGGCGCTTTTCACTTGAATAAAAATTTGGCCGCCCTTCTAAAGTATTCCGCAGAAGAGGAGCCTATTTTACTTCGAGGCAATACCGCTTTCTTTTCTTCTGAGGATATAAAGTACGCCTTCATCCCCTATACTGGGATAGATGATATTAGAGAATTGAATTTAAACAAAAACAACGTGTCCGTTAGGGTTTCGTATAGCGGGGTAAATGGCACAGGGATATTGTCCAATAGGTTTATTAAGAATAGCAACAATGACGGACAATTTAACAAAATGATGGTGTCTAAAATCCCTGACCCCATTGTTAATTTGGCCTATGGGGTCAATTCCAAAAGCACAAATAGTTCCATCAAATCTTTAAGGGGAGGATATGTTCTCGTCCCTCTTGCCAGTGGAGATACCTTGACTGTGGATGGCGGGCAAGTTAAGTTTTCCGCCGTTGACAGCAACACATTGGACTTTACTTCTCAAGAACTGGAAAATGCCTATTTGTTTTTAGAGTCTTGCAACGAAGATACTTCAAACACTTACAATTACGACAGAATTGACGTAGACGTAAGGAAGGGGGAAGAGAATCAATTCCCTCTTTCCAACGTGCAGGAGACCAGTCGCTCTTATGATGCTAACTTTGCATTAAATGGGTCGGTAAACTCCTCAAGCTATACTGATAGGTATG